GGAAATTACGGGTCCTTGTTTTCGGTTGTGTCCTCTCCCAAGTAAGTGAGAGTAGAGCAACCAGTTAGAGCATCTGAGCCAGAGTGCAGGACGAACTTTAACATCCGTGGGATAAGAAACAGCCCATCACGTTAGCAATGTAAAGTAATTCGGAGCGCGTGAAAACCCTTTCTTCAGTGAAAAGGGAATTCCAGTCTGAATGATAGCAGACTGGTTCGAAAACGCAACTGTAAGCCAGAGACTGAGATCTCTTATCAGTGTTGCACCTAACCATAACCTAACTCTACAAAAGAGGCAGAAATACCATGACGTATAAAGAAAGAATGGATCTTTACAGAGCAGAAGTTGAAGCTGCTGACAACAGGCGCAAACGAATACTGCGCGACGGCAAAAACCAAGCTGACTTAGATTGGGATTTAGAGGAGCAAGTAGAACGTGCAACCTTTAATCCTGACAAATACTAAAGGAGCAACGAATAATGATGCACTCCAGCACGAAACTAGCGTGGACAAGACCAATTATTGTCCTCGCGCTTCCAGGAGCCGGTAAGTCCTACTTGACGGCAAACTACCCTGATAAGTTCGTAGATACGGACACGCTAATCAGACACTACTTCGGTAGCGTCAACGCTGAAAACGCAGATCTAGCACTCGATTTGCCTGAATTTCAAGCTGAACTGAAAGCTCAGAACAAAACGAGATCAGTACTAACTAATCTGCACATACCTTGGCTTGAGCCTGATGTAAGTTATGGTTACGGTGGCGGTTACTTGAGACACTTAGCATACTATGCTAAGCGTCAAGATCTGTTGGATGAATTCACCTCAGATGAACTTGAAGCATGGGCAATAGCCGCTTCAAAGTATAAGAAGCATGTCGAATTGCAACCGCATGAATTTCTTAGTGATGTAATCACTTTCGAAAATACTGCCTTCCCAATCACATCAGTCTAACTTAAGGAGTAACCATGAGCCTTGTAGCAAATCTAAAGTGCTTCGAATTTGTAATTGAAGCCACCTTAGTATCCCAGCAAACGATCGAACTCTATATAAAAGATTCGAGCCGCGAATCAGCACTAGCAAGGGTAAATAAATCACTCGATGTAGTTGCCGCGTTCATTACGGCCGAGAGTCCAATTGCTTGCTAACTTAATCTAAACTAACCTAGGAGAACACTAATGTTCGAAGACAATAATGATGTTGAGCAATCCAATGAATACGAGGCAGCGGCAGCTGATTACATAGGTACAGTATTCATCATCCCTTTATCAACACCCCTTCCGCAAGGATTGGAAGCGGATGAAGCCCTTCTAACTGGCAGTTTATTAACCAGACTTCAACCTTTAGGACATGACCCTGAAGGTGACTACTCACTAGTAGCCGTTTCGGGTAGCGAACTGCTGGACCTTGAAAGAGCTTGGCCGGCTTTAGTTACAGCAAAGAAAACAGCGGTCCTAACTGACCTACCTGCTGGTACCTACGACTTGCTTTTCTCACAAGCAAAAAGAGCTATTGGTTTACGTTCAGTAGATTGGCCATCAATAGAGCACGCTATGATTGAAAGATCAACCGTAGCTCAACGGACCAGGGATACAAAACCTTGGGTAGCCGATGATCAGGAGAGAGAAAGTCAGGACTCTACCCATGAATCACGACCTAAAGGAAAGGCTAAGACTCTGTCTGCTGCTAGCAAGATAGATATGCCTGAACCTGAGGGCTGCGATGATGAGGATTGATCCTAAACTCGAATATCTATTCGATGCTCCAGGAGCGAAAAGATGGCTTACCCGTCCCAGGACGACGAGGCCAACTGCCCTCTTTCCGTTGACAACAGCGGAAAGGGCCGATAGGTCCATTAACAGGGACAAGTTCATTTACGCTGATGATCCTAGAATGCTTAGAGTGACCGAACGCATCGACACTCTCTCCACCCAATTTCAGCGCGATGTGCTACCTTCTGGTTTCGCCGGACCTACTGGTATACCCGGTAACTTCTATGCTGTAAGGAACGTTGCTGGCAATCTCTCTGACCCACTGCCGTTACCTCTAATGAATAATAAGAAATTCATTGAGTCGATGGGTCTTGTAGCTTCTATTAGACCACAGGATGAGGTCTACCTCAAAGAAATTATCAAGCTATTCTTTGGCCATGTCGCTCCGTCTTCATTGTATATCAGAAAGACAGCGTCTACCTCGTTTCCTTACTTCACAGCTGATATTCAGTACAAAAAGTTGGGAGCCCTGAAGTGTCTAAAGAATGCCGACGACTTTCTGAAATCCATGACTGGAGGGAGGAGAGAGCTAGAACGTGGACGCTCAGAGTATCACTCCCTGCACATCTACGCCACTAATGAGCGACTTCAACCTGACTCAGTCTCCAAAACTGAGTCAGGTTTTGAGGCAAAGAAGCGCTATGCGGCAACACCTGAGCAATCTAGAGCAGGTGAGGTGGGAACTCAGCTCATTGATTCTACTGCGTATGATGAGCATGGGCAACCAATAGAAGGACACTTTGCCATGAGGCGTCGTGTAGTCTGGGGATTCTCAGGCTTACCGAACTACTTCCTAACCGCTATTCTAGGATGCCATAGAGCAGTTTACCTTACGAGGTTCGCTGCCACTTACAAAACTAGAGGTCCGGAGGACAAGGAGTCAAAGATTTCAAAGTACCAGTACATAGTAGGATCTGATGTTAAGTCCATGGATACTACAGTACCGAAATGGTTCTTTGATTTCTTCCTCTCGGAAATGACAAATTATTGGGCTGAACCCTTAGTTAATTTTGTATCTAAAATGTTGAAAGCGTCGTTCGTGACGCCTCCTCCATCCAAGCATACAGCTGAGGACTACAACCCAATATTTGGTGATGACCCTTTGGAAGGTACCTCTGATCTATCAGTAGGCCTCCCCTCAGGTATTGCCATCAACCCTGATATAGGTAAGCTCTGGATGAGCTTCGTTTATGTCATTTTGATGAGGGACGCTGGCGCGCTGAACCACGTCTCGGAAGTTGAACCGTTCTTGGCGGGAAAGAATCCTAACCATGGAATGTTAAACATGTCAGACGATGCTACATTGATGACAAACTCAGCTACTGTTAGGGATAAGCTTATGAAAGCCTCATCTCCTTATGCAGTATTAGAGCCCGAAGTACCTGTGATATTCTTAGGTGATGTATTCACCGAGAGAAATGGTGAGAAACGAGCCTTTCCTAACCCGCAAACGTTTATTGTTAACGCGGTAGCAAGAGAGAGTTCCATTCAAATCATGGACCCCATATCATACGCGGAAGGCTACTTAGCTCGCTTTCAACTTTATTCGAGAACGCCTATGTTTGCAGATATAAATGAGGTATTCGAAGAAGAGATGAGACGGGAGTTCGGCATCTCACCTTATGCTACAGCTAAACGTGTTGCTAGAATGCAGAGATTCGATAATGACATCGATGCAATGGTAAAAGCAGACGCTTCCGTACTGTACTACAAAGTAGATCCGGCAGATGTATCACCTGAAGTCTTAGATGAAGTAGTGTCCACCATTCCGGCGGTCGACTTCTTTGATGACATCAGACACTTGTTCAAAGTTCAAACTGTTCCAGTTTCTGAATTATAGAACTTTATTAACTTAACCAACTTGGAGAATTCCATGAAAGAAAACATTGGATCATTAGGAGAAGAAATGATTAAAGCTGGCGTTGAGCCTGCTGACGGAATCACTAAAATTCCTCGGCTAGAAAAGTTTGAGACAGAATTTAGTCTCACCTCAACTCGCACTCATATAGGTGTGGTAAACGTGAAAACATCACAAATATCTGTCCGCAAACGGAGAGACATTTTGGATGCACCTCGCGTTAATCCTTCTCTACTGGTCAAACAGCAGTACACACTACCTTTCAAGCTGTCCACTGGTAAGAAAGGCTTTCCGATGCCTCACGGCATTACCGTTGTAACAGGTGGAACAGCAGAGGGTAAATCCTCTTTGGTGCGTCAACTCGACATTCCACGTCTTTTAGCAGTGGAACCGCCTGATGATGCCGATGAACTGTTAAACATGCGTCTGTTCGAAGAATTTGATCATGCACTTTTGGTTGCGGTTCTTCGCTCATTCAAGAATCCGTTGCAAGTTCAATCCATTGATTCACTTCGCGGTCCTCTCTTTGAAATCTCTGGAGCAGCGGGACCAAAGGGTATCTCAATGCCATTCTTCACTCAAGTAACTCGTGTGTCTAACGCGCTGGCAAGACATGGCATATCAATGCTTATACCTGTCAACCCATTACACGGCGACCCTGAGTATGTAGCTGCTTTCATTTCGATGTTATCATCAGCTGTTCCAGCGATGATCAGCCTCAAAGGCAGCGATGCTCAGAATGGGGTCTTTCGCGGTGTTGTCAGCGATCGACAGATCCGTTCAGGAATAGACTTTGTTCTAGACGTCAAGGATGACAATAAAGTAACCTCAGAAGAGATTGATTTCGAACTGCCTCCGGCAGATGAAGATGAAGCAAGCTTTTCTGAATTACAACTTAACCAACTTAAATCACTTGGAGAATCATTATAATGGCTAAATCAACAACAAATACCGCACCTGAAAAGTCAGTCGGTCCTAGCATTAACATGTTTAAGATCGCATCTGCTTTTGCAGAACGACAGCTTGCAGAAGAATCTGGAATGCAGGAGCTGCAAGCTACCCAATCCATGTTACTATCAGAAGGCGAGTTTATCTCGTTTCATAAGCCGATGGAAATTCTGACATCAAAACACTATCCTGGTTACAGGATGTTTGATTTGTCAGGCGCCAACGCAGCAGAGGCGTTAGGTCTACTCCTTTCACTATCCCTCGATAGTGAATCATCTCTTGAGGCCTTTCGCCATTTATTGGCCACTCCTTCAATTGCACATAATGTAATCATGAAGTTGTTTCCCCGTCCAGGGGTCCCTCTTAAAAGAGGTGCGTACGCAACGTCTGAAAATCAGATTGCAGATACGGTCACATCAGAACTTGCAAATTTGACAAGCGACTCAAATGTGATATCTGCAGTTACTCACGTCTTTGTGAGAGTGCTTTCAGCAATGAAACTGGTGCTGCCCGATCCAGACAAGAAATTTGTTGTGGCTGCCGGTTCACTGGCACTCACGTTGTCTGACATGAAGCGGATAATAATGCTTGAGTCATTACGCGATGTTTTCTCTGACGCAATGATTAACTCTGAGGCTGCTCGTCTCGATCAGAATGCTACTCCGAACTTGATAGCTGAAGTAATAGCTGGACTGCTTCGTAGAACATCTCGTTCCATCCCTGAAATCCGTCTGCGCCTCGAGCAGCTGGACATTGTTCAGGCACTGGTTCATCAGTACTACAAGCGGCCTGCTTCATTATCAAACACTATTCGTGCTTCATCTTCGTTAGCCACTCTTGCTGGTTATGCTAACTTCTTAGCTGACTCAGTTAGCAAGAAGATGATAACAGAGGATCCACGGAGTAACTCGGACATGTCTGCTGCTTGCTCGGCCATCTTGACACTGATTCAGTCTGCTCCTTCAGTTGAGTCAATAGCGCTAAGTAAATTTGCTTCTTACTTCGGAAGCGTACCTTGTTCATCCACAGAAGGTATCTTCCGTGGTCTAGTGACTTACTTACCACTGTCACAAACTTCAAAACTGGACATAGTTGATGCGTACGCCAAGAAGAACTCGTCTGAGCTTGCTCTTGTTCCATCTGAGTACGTTCCGTCTACTTCTATTGCAAAAGAGCTGTCTGCTAAAGCTTTGGCTCCTGATGCGTTCGCTGGTCTGGCTAATCTCGTGGCTGATGAAATCTCCAATGCCTCCTGGGCTTTGGATGACACACCCATACTTCGCACAATAGGCGTGTCAATGAACGACCTGATCTATTTAGCGATGGATGCTGCTGAAGTTACAGCAGTGATGAGCACAGGAGAGAATGAGCCGTTTAAACTCATTTTCGCCTCTAAGGTAGAGGAACATTGGCGTACACGTCTTGGTGCGGCGACGCCTGATATCGCGTACTTTGATAATCCCGCTAGTGTCCTGGTTTATGCTCACGGTTCTACATCAACCGAGCCTACAGCATTACCCGCACGTGCTCAGTCGATAGACGTAACTTCAGCGTATGATACTACTTATGTTGGCGATACGGCTTCGTTCCTTATCGGAGGCCTGGAGTTACCTTACTCCTTCTCTCTCGATTTAGCTAATCCTGATCCTTCATTGCCTGACATTGAACTGAAATGCCGGGTTTCATTGTTGGAGCTGTTAGTTGGAGCAGGCACCGAGGTTGATCGTGGTGGTGCCACCTACTCGATAGTGAAAGAGCCAGGTGTTGATCGTGACCTGGCAATCTCGTTATCACTAGCTGCAGCATATGCTGGGTCGAAGAATGCGATGATATCGGATAAAGCTAAGTCATGGATTGTTGAGGTCCTGACACCTTTAGCCACTCATCCTGCTATCACTCGCATGGCTATTCGTGCTGTGAATGAGTCAGTGATTAAGAAAGGTATTGATGCACGTCGTTTTGCACCGCAGTACAAGAAAGTACTGGTACGTGCTTACTTCGGAACGCTCTTCGGTTTATTGAATCGGTTTGGCAAAATAGACTCAGATCTTGTTAAAGACCTGATGCTTGTATTACCTACTGAGTCATTGACTGTGAGAGCTGCTTTGGCTATGGCTTCTATGCCAACCAAAATCAATGCATCTAACTTATACGAAGGATAGTTTATTCTGTGGTGTATGAAGGAGTAAACCTTAAATCCATGTTAGCTAAGGACTGGTTACCCTTGAGCTAACACTTAGAGACACTTGTTGTCTCAAAC